TTAGTTTGGCTGTCGTGAGTGCTGCAACACCCACGACTGGGTTGTTGTTGATGTTATGCGTTAGCAAACAATGCCATCGTGTCGTTTTTCGGGGTCAAGCTAATCTCACCATCTACACTGACAAACACAGTCGTTTGCTCAGTCGTGTCTTCGCTACGTGTGCCAGTGGCTGTTGGCTCCTTAAAATCAATCTTGTGTGAGATTGTGATTTGCTGGGCAGTACCTTTGACCTGCTCCATATCAAACATCACAGCAACTTTGCCTTTTTTGCCGGTGCGAATGACGGATTGCGCAACGTCTGCCATGACAGTCTCAAGCATTGCGGCAAAAGCGCCACCGTTTAAATCTGCTAAGATTTCTTGGATTGGGGTTTGTTGTTTAGCCATGGGTAGTCTCCTGTTTTGGCTGTTGGGTTAAAAGTTGTTTAATTTGAGCAATACGTTCATCGATTGACTTGGCGTTGCTTGCAGTTGGCGGTTGCTTACACTCTGCTATCACATTGCCAAGCCATTGATGGATGCGCTTGGCATCTTCAATCGTCACATCGCTCAATACCTCAATGTCTTTCTTGTCGCTAAACTTGCTTGGTTTATACAGCTTAAAAAACAATTTGCCATCTTTGATGAATAGATGTGTGCGGCGATTAAGTGACAGCGTGAGTTGCATAGCGATGCTCCATTGCTTTGTTGATGTGGCGCAACATCTCAGCACATGACGCCAAGTGCCCGTAATCACCCTCAACGCTCACCCGGTGATGATTGTCTGTACCAAATATGGCAGCTGGCGCATCTGAGTAACCGTTGATAATCGCAAAAGTTTTGTTGTTAGTATTGCCAACGCGTTTACGGTACGTTTGATAATGACAACACAAGACAAAGCTGATATCTGGACAAATGCTATCATCCGTAAATAAGCTATTTTTAAGTTGTTTATTGATGACGCTGGTGACATTTGAGTGTCTGTCCATAATAACGACGTCATAGTCGTCGTATTTTTTAGCCAAATAAGCAAGCTCAAAGTTATACACGTCACGATACATTGCCAAAGATACGATTTTGATTTTGTATTTGTGCTTAAGCGCATGATAAAGACGCTGACAGGCAGAGGTAACGCCAATGCCAGCCGCGCCATTGACTGCAACAATTAAAGGTCCCATCACGCAGCCTCCGCATCATTACTATCATCATTGGCAGCGTCATCGTCCAATGGCTCAAGGATAGTGCCATTGTCTGCGCTGTCTTTGATGAGACAAAACAGAGTACAAAAGCTGTGCCATTGCGTCGGCTCAATCTTGCAGTAACCCCAGTGGATTTGGTTGTTGACAATCACTAGCTTGGCAAACACTTCTTTGACGTCTTGAGCGTTACGATTTGATGTCACTGTGTTGACATAGTCAGACCAAATTTGCTGCGCTTGGATAAACGCATCCGCGCTTACTTGATTGCTCAAATTTGCCTTTTTGGTGAGCTGGCGAAATAGCTGTGATGGGGTTTTTTGACTAGCCATATACTGCCTCCATTGCTTTGCGAAATTCCACGGCTTCAAGTTCGGTGATGGTGCGCACTGCTACAATGTCAGTTTCAACATAAAAACCGTTTTGTGGAACCAGTAGGTCATCATCATGTTTATCAATGATGTGATTGATGTAAATGTGATCTTCAAAAGCTTGAACAACCACGGCATAAGTCCATACATTACCAACATTACCAGCTCTAAAAACCACAACATCATTGGCTTTGATGTCTTGTGATTTTTTAACGCAAACAGCTTCACTAAATCGCTCTTCTTTAGCCATCCGCGCAAGTAATAAATCAACATACGCAGTAATAAAGGGCGTTTTGCCGGTAAAGTAATCAGACAGATTTTGTGGAATATCGCGGTCTTGAAAAGGTCGCACTGTCAGCGTGTCGCGCCAGTTATCTAGCTCAAACGAGCAGTCGATAAAAGGGCAGTCGTTGTCAGCTGCGACAAAATAACCATCTGCAATAAACGAGTGACGGTGCGCGCTTGGGCGGTTTGAGTACCAAAATCCGCTACCGTCTTTGTCACGGGCCCACCAGTTTGCTTGTGGTGGGGCTTTTGACCAATCGGGGGTGTAAGTTTGTTGAGTCATGTCACTATCTCCAAATCATTGCGACAGCAATTGCCGCAAATACGAGTAGTGAGGCGAGCAGCGCAAGAATAACGCGGTCAGCCTGACTTAACAGCTCTTGTAAGTCGTTGATTTGAGTCTTGAGGTCAGCGTTTTGCTGTTCGACATGACGGATATATGCGTCACGGACGTTAAGATGCGGGTTGTAAAGGTCGATATCATCATCAAGTAGGGCTTGATAGATGGGGTCAAGCTGATGAGGTGTGGCATCAGTAGGGATGTTGGCGATGGTTTTGGCAATCTGAGACTTACCAGGACAGCGCGGCACCTCGATAATTCTTTTTAGCTTGGCTTGGGTGTTGTTTGGATCGGCGGTTGTGATAGTGAGCATAACGATATATCCATGTTGTTGAGCATGGATATATCATAGTTTAAACTATTATCATTGGCAATAGTTTAAACTAAAAATAATAGTTATAACTTTATAATCAAATGTTAAAGCTATAATTTATCAAAGTTTAGACTGCAAATTTTTACAATTTATTACACAATATTTATAACTTAGTAAATGTATAGCGCACCCGACCAAATAAATTAAAATTATTAAAAGTTTTTCTATCAATAATTTGGTCTGGGTAACGTGCTTTGTCTTTATTATCAGACACCAACGTCACTGTACCATCTAAATTTTTGAATGAACGCTTACACATCATTTCGCCGTCAGCATTAAATACATAGATTTTATCACTGAGAAAATTGTCAAATTGATTTTCTTTGCGATTAACGAGCATTAAAGTACCATGCGGGATTGTATACCCCATGCTTTCACCGCATGAATGCATCAGCATCAACCCGTCACCGTCCAGCGGCAATCCATTCTCGCGTAAAAATTCGACAGTAAAAGCAATAAATCCTTTTTGCTCAGGATGATCACCATTAGCATACCCACCGCCACAGCTGGCATGTAAATCAAGGTAAGGGATATTTACCAATGGGTAGTCTGATTTTCCGCCAATGACGACATACTCTTCATCTTTAGCATTGACAGCATTGCTTTCTGGTTTGTCTGATAAAGGTTGAGCGCTCATTTCACCAATGCCATCAATCAGCCATTCTGGGCTAACCTTCAAAACCTTTGCGATGTCATAAATAAATTTAGACTTTTTAGTTTCGCCAGACTCTATTTGTCCATAGCTTGGTTGCTTCATTCCAACTGCTTTCGCAACCTCGCCTTGCGACATATCAAGTTTTGTTCTGGCATATATCAATCGTTCTGGTAACGTCTTCATTTTTAAAGCCTTTGTCTGTTTTCGGCATTTTAATAGTTTTAACTATTACAAATCAAAAAGTTTAAACTATTGATATTTGATAGTTTAAACAATATAATAATTTTACTTTAATAGTTAGGACAATAATTATGTCAAACCCACTTGAACGTCTTATCACTTTTTTTGGCGGTCAACAAGCGACCGCGCGCGCTTTGCAATGCACCCAACCCAGTGTATGGGCTTGGACTCAAGGAAAAACCAATATGTCAGCTACTTTGGCTATCAAAGCTGAGATGCTTACTAACGGTGAAATCAAAGCATCTGAATTATGTCCCGCTTTAGCACAATTACAAATCACGCAAACTGCTAACGAAGTTGATGCTCAATCAACACAATCAGCATAGCAACAAAATAGCAATAATCACACGACAAAAACGGAGGGGATATGTCGCAATCAAAATTTACAGCCAGTGAGCGCGCGGATAAATGCGTTTTATCGCTAGAGCAAGCTATCTATCAAACTACTAAGCGTGAGCGGGGATTGGTTGGCGCAATCTGCAGCATCTATGGGCTTAACTACAACACAGTATCAGCGCAAATCAATCCAAACAACGACAGCCACACGTTATCACCAGACACCATCGAGTACGTGCTTACTCACGCGCAAAACAAGTCGCTTATCATGGATGCTATCTGCTGCGCTCATGGCAATGCTGGGTGGTTTGAGTTGCCAGCTGCCGACAGTGGTGAGATGCTGGACGACATCGTTGCCTTGGGGCAAAAGTTTGTGGACATGAACAGCACCACAATTGAAGCGTTGGCGGATAGAGTTATCACCCAAGATGAGTACAAGGCAATGCAAAAAGTCGGTCATGCACTGATTGGGCAAATCCAAAAAATATTAAAAACCGCTAAAGCGATGGAGTTAAAGCCATGATGACATCAGGATATGCAAAAACAGACTTGGCAGAGCAGGAGCGCATCATCGCTGAATGGAAAAAAGAAAACGGCTATGTTGCAGATACACCCATCACCAATAACGCGCTTAAACTGACCCGCAAACAATCAAATACATTTTTGTTTGACCATAGCCCAGAACACATAGAGCGTCAAAAAAAGTTACGTGAAGAGCAGGCGGCACGTCGCTCATCCGACAATACAGCTACTGAAAGCAAAAAGGGGCGCAAACCCAGAACTCCACAGTCTGAGCTGATGGCAAAATACGAAGCGCAAAAACGTGGCGATATTGACCCAAATTATTATTACAGTCTGTTTGATGGGCGCGTAAAACGCAAATCGCGCAATGCTCCCGCTACCATGATTGACCCTGCCAAGCACAAGGCGTTTAAGGGTCAATACGGCAAGCTACAAGAGGGCAATCTATCACAAAAAATCATTGCGCTATTGGGTCAACATGATGTGATTGATATCAACGCGCTTATCAACGAGCACAATCTCAATCGCAATACGTTTTTACAGACCGTTAAAAAACTCGAAAAAGCTGAATTATTGCGCATCGTCAAAGCCAACGGCCGCGGCAAAACCGCTAAATTTTTGGAGCGTATCGTATGACAACTAAACGCCCACCATTAGACTTTGACGCCATTAAAATCGCTGCTAATGGCAAATGGATAGATACCATTTATCCAGCAGTTGGCATCCAATTTGATAAAGCCCCGAAACAACACCAACCTTGCCCAGTCTGCGGCGGTACTGACCGTTTTCGCTGTGATAATAAAAAAGGCGACGGCACTTGGATATGCTCAAACTGCGGCGCGGGTGACGGGTTTAAACTCGTTGAGCTTTACACCAACACCATCGGCTATGAGTTAATGGCAATGGTTGGCGGTATATTGGGCGTTGGTGCGACATCAACCATCACCCCTGAGCAGCGAGCAAAATGGAAAGCCGAACAAGTTGCCAAAGAGCAAGCCGAGCAGGAAGCCAAACGCCAAGCGCAGTATCAAGTAGCTGGTATTGCATCGTCACGTTTTGAAAAAGCATTAATGCAAGGCTACTCAGAATATCTTAACCGCAAACAGATTATGCCATTCGAGGCGCGGTTTGAAGGCGACAACTTATTGATACCGTTAGCCGCTCGTGAAAATGGCGCTAATGTCATCCGCAATCTGCAAATCATTGATAAAGATGGCAACAAGCTATTTTTAACCGGCGGACAGGTTAAATATTGTTTTTGCCCAATTGGACTGCCAGCACAATTTGACAACCCATCGATTGTGATTATCTGTGAAGGTTGGGCAACAGGTGCAAGTATCTATATGTCCATCAATCAATCAATCCCAGTATATGTTGCGTTTAATGCACCCAACCTATTGCCAGTTGGGGAGGTAATCAGGTCTATTCACCCCAAGTCACGGATTTTATTTTGCGCCGATGATGACACAGCAACCGCTACACAAATGCGCCAAGCTGATATCGACAAGGGTAATAAGCCCAAAGATTTGATTGAATACAATGCAGGGATTAGGGAAGCAACTAAAGCAGCTCAGGCAGTTGGCGGTGAGGTGATTATCCCAAATTTTGATAGCGTAAATAAGGCGGTGGCGTAAGTGAGCGGTTTAACAGATTTTAACGATTTAGCCGTTGCTTGCGGACTTGGCGAAGTTGCCCGTCAAATTATGGCGGTAGTCAATCAAACCCCTGCACCTGTCGCAAGCAATGACGATATTGCGCCCGCTGACAAAGCGATTGCGGACCAGCAACAAAAAGACTTAAGTGCCATGTTGCAGCGTTATGCCAAAATCATGGCACCGGGACGTGCGACAAACAAAGTCTATGACTTACAGCAAAAAGTCGAGTACACCAAAACCCAGTTTAACGACCACATTGGCAACAAAGCCATCGCCAAACTATGGTTTGAGGCATCAACCAAGACAATCACCCAAGACGAAGTTATCCGCGACCGCAATGAGCTGATTAGCAAAGACGACGCCAAAGGATTTTTTAATCGCTATTTACTCATCTATGGCACCAAAGAAGTTTGGGATATCCAAAAACACCGCCGCATTGAAGCCAAAGCGGTTGAGCTGTCCGACAAAGAAGCGTTTGACAGCTGGATAAAATCCCCGCGCAAAAAGATGGTTGATGTTGATAATATTTGGTTTGACCCATCACGCACCCGCAAAGCACCCAATGACGAGCCGTTTGTTAATACATATGTGGGATTGCCACTCAAGCCACTCGATATCGACGGCAAAACCGCGACAGAAAAATGCCGACCTATCCTTGAGCTATTGCATCATCTCTGTGAGTACAATAATGATTTGTATTTGTGGGTGTTGCGGTGGCTTGCCATCCCGCTGCAAAAGCCTGGCACCAAATTAGATACAGCACTGATTTTTCATGGCCACATCCAAGGCGCAGGTAAATCATTGTTTTTTGACCGTATCATGCGCCGTGTCTATGGTGAGTATGCGGTCACATTAGGGCAGGGTCAGCTTGAGTCATCATACAATGACTGGGCAGCAGGCAAACTTTACACCGTGTTTGAAGAGATATTTACCGGGCAAGACCGCTATAAGCACATGGGCTTTGTCAAACAGCTAGTCACAGGCGACCAGATTTATATCAGCAAAAAGTTTGTGAGTGGTTGGAAAGAAGACAACTACGTCAACACGGTTTTTTTATCCAATGACATGATGCCGTTATCGCTTGAAGTCAATGACCGCCGCCACGTTGTCAGTTATCCTAAGGCAAAAATCCCTGCGACCCTGTTAAAACGGGTAGAGGTGTCAGTCAATGACCCCAGTAGTGACATGGTGCAAGCATTTTACACATACTTACTCAAAGTGGACTTAGCCGGGCAAAACGAACATACGCCTGCTATTGTGACGAAAGCCAAACAGCAGTTGATTAAATTATCGCAGCCCAGTTGGGAATCGTTTTATGATGAGTGGGCAGCTGGTGAGTTGGCGGTGCCGTACTCATCTTGTTTGTCCCAAGATTTATTTAAGTTTTATCTGACATGGTGCAAACAAAACAATGAGCGCAGTACCACAGCGACAAAGTTTTTATCGTTTATTGGCACCCGTGAAACCAAAAAATTAACATGGTATAAGACGCCAACAATGATGGCACGCAAGCAATCAATGATTATTTGTGTTAATGTACCAATGGACACATCAAACCAAACCGAGTATATTGGGAATCAAATTAGCGATTGGCGCATTGCACTGGACGACTACAACGCACTAAACGCACCGCAACCCATTAATGCTAGCCACCCATTTAACAAACGATGACCCTGTTAAGGGTTTGGTTAATACCTTGGTTAAGGGTTAAAACACAGACCCTTAACCACTCAACACCGCCTACATGGCGGTTTTTGCCTATTTGGTTAAGGGTGTTAATGGTTTTTGCGCCTATTGCTATAGGCAAAATATTTTTATAAAACTTTTAGTGACTGCAAGCTATAAAATATTTTTTGCTATGGAGTTAAAAATAACCCTTAACACCCTTAACACCCTTAACCACATCATCCAATGATAAATATAGCAAGGCTTTAAGTGGTTAAGGGTTTGGGTAAGGGTTGCGCGATACTCTTAACCAATCGCATAATTATCAGCCAAGGAGGATAAACTATGCGTAAACAATTTGACCGAGCCGCTGCCGAAGCCTTTGCTTGCTTGACACCCATCCAATCAGCTTGCTATCACTACATGACCGACGGCTTTAGCGCTCACAATAAATCAGCACTGCGCCAGCATTTTATCAATGAGTTGACCGCTAAAGACATAAAGCCAAAGTACATCGAGCGGGTTGTCGATACCGCACTGGGTGAGCTGACTTATCCAGTGGCAACAAACGGCGATAAATACACATGGTCAGGCTGTCAGCGTTCAGCGTTTTGCGGCATCCCACAAAAGTCCTGGAGTCGTAACGAGCTGTGCAAATATACTAATTTTATCATTGATAAAATACGCTCAAACACAGACGCAGTAAGCCGTGCGATACAATTACAGATGACTGTTTGATTTGAGTTATATTGCAAAGTGACTTAAAAACAGATATGATTTTCTCATAATCAACAAGTCTAACCAAAAGCTACCGCATCCTCCCGGTAGCTTTTTTTATGGCTCATAGTTAACCGCTATGAGTCTTTTTTATTTGGGGCAACTATGGCACTGCAACAGTTAAAGCCACGATTAAAGCCAAGCCAAAACCATCAACCAAAATCCCGTTGGGGCAGTGGACGTGGTGGCCGACCTTGGCGCCGCTTACGCGACCAAGTCTTATTGCGTGACTTATATACCTGTCAGCATTGCAAGAAAGTCTTTGACTCTAAAGACTTGGTATGTGACCACATTGTCAATACTGCTCAAGGCGGCACTGACGACCCAACTAATCTACAAACCCTCTGCAATCCCTGCCATGACAAAAAAACTCATGCCGAGAGCATGGCGGGGGGTATCAAAAAATTGTAAACCGATGGTCAGCGGACACCGCGCCCCACCTCGTTTATAAAAAAATTTCCTGTTTGGGCGAAAAATTGTAAAAATGTAAGTATAAACAAAGGTTTACTATGTCCAATAAGCAACGACAAGAGCTTTTTTGCCAGTACGTCGCTGACGGCATGGCAGAAACTGATGCAGTACGCAAAGCTGGCTATAGCACAAAGGGCAGCAGTGTGACTATTCAAGTTACTAGACTGCAAAACAATCCGGCAGTCCAAAAACGCATTGTGGAATTAAAAGCCGCACGCTTGGTGAGTGAGTCGGATGGCGAGCCAATCACAGATTTACCAGATGACTGCAACCCAGCGCTGCTAAAAACGATGACGTCTATAGAGTTTTTACGGGCCGTCTATCGCAACCCGGCTAACAAGATCGGTAATCGCATCTCAGCAGCTGCCATCGTCATCCCATTTGAAGAGGCTAAAGTCGCACCAGTTGGCAAAAAAGAAGGTGCTATCGATGATGCCAAAGACAAAACCACATCTGGCAAATTTGCCACCTTTAGCAATCAACAAGATTTTTTTGAGACACAAACTGTAAGTTAAACCAAAGATCACGACTATGAACGCACGCATTTGGACAACAGCCTTGCCAGATTGGGAGACGCGGATTGTCGCTGGTGAGTCGTTGGTGCCTTGTGAGCCGTTATTTAAACAATCGGCAGAAATTGCGCTCAAGGTTTTTAAACAGCTCAAATTGGTTGATGTGATTGGCAAGCCAGAGATTGGACAAGTTACTCGGCAATGGGTTTATGATTTTGTTGCTGCCGTGTTTGGTGCGTATGACCCAGTTGCCAAAAAGCGATTGATTAAAGAGTTTTTTTTGCTAATCAGCAAGAAAAACACTAAGTCCACGTTGGCAGCTGCCATCATGATGACAGCGCTAATCTTAAATGAGCGTGAGTCATGTGAGCTGGCCATCATTGCACCCACCAAAGAGGTGGCGGGTAACTCATTTAATCCTATCCATGACATGATACGCGCTGACCCAGAATTGGGCATCATGTTTAACGTCAGCCCTCATACCAAAACTATCACGCACCGCGGTACCAACGCTACGCTCAAAGTGGTCGCTGCCGAAAATGATAGTGCCGCTGGTATCAAGGCGACGTATGTACTTATCGACGAGTTATGGGTGTTTGGCAAAAGGGCTAATGCCTCGGCTATGTTACAAGAAGCAACGGGTGGCCTAATCTCACGCCCAGAAGGCTTTGTCATCAGTTTGACGACCATGCCAGACGAAGCGCCCGCGGGTGTGATGAAAGAAAAGCTTGATTATGCCCGTGGTGTCCGTGACGGTGAAATCATCGACCCGCGCTTTTTGGGTGTGTTGTATGAGTTTCCGCAAAAATATATCGAAGATGGCAGCTATATATTGCCTGAGAACTGGTACATCACTAACCCTAACTTGGGCGCTAGTGTTGGGCTTGAAGAGCTAGCGGATATTTTACGCAAAGCTGGCGAATCGCATGATAAAAACACACTGCAAACCGCATTGGCTAAACACTTAAATATCCCGATTGGTATCAGCCTACGAGCCAATCGTTGGGCAGGCGCAGAATTTTGGGAAGCGGCAAGCGATAAGACTATCACGTTAGACGATATCATTGCTCACAGCGAAGTTGTGACAATGGGGGGCGATGGCGGTGGCTTGGATGACTTGTTAGGCGGGTCAGTGCTTGGACGCTTACCAATTGTCATTGGCCATGAAATGGATGAAATCACCCGCGAGCGCCGTCCAATTAAACCGTGGAAGGTATGGACGCACGCATGGTGTCATCCAATTGCGCTTGAACGTCGCAAACAAGATGAGCCGCGCTACCGCGATTTTGAAAAAGATGGCGATTTGACGGTGGTTGAGTATGTCGGACAGGATACAGAACAGTTTGCTGATATCGCAGTCAAAATATATAAAGCCAATAAGCTTGACCGTGTTGGGCTTGACCCATTGATGGTCGGTGATTTGGTCGATGATTTGATTGCTGCGGGCATTCCTGAAGACAAAATCGTTGGCGTACCTCAAGGCTTTAAAATCAGTGGCTATCAAAAAACTGCCGAGCGCCGTATCGCTAGTAAGTATATGACGCACAGTGGACAGCGCATGATGGATTGGTGTGTGGGTAATGCCCGTGTATTGATGAAGGGTAGCGGCACTATGTTGTCCAAAGCTGAATCTGGCACCGGTAAGATTGACCCGCTGATTGCTTTGTTAAACGCTGTGGCGTTGATGAGCGAAAACCCAAAGCCACCAACAGATAAATCTAAAGTGCAAGTTTTTTTATAAATTTTACGGATTTTAGTTGAAATATTTAATTAATATCCATATAAACCTAATAGGCTTAGAATTTAAACTAAAAATATTAGAGGGATATATGTATAGAGTTAATTTAGACAAAGAAGAAGTAGGATTTATCGAAAATTTAGCGATTGAATTTGCAAAGTCAATGGCTGCGGGGCGTAAGGGACAAGAGATTGAAAATATCCCTGAAGACGCAATAAATTTGGCTATTGACTGGTTTAAAAATGTTGATAATCGTGTCATGTCATTAGCCAAAGCGTTCCCTAGTTGGTTGGACGTTAATGATCAAAAAAATTTTGAAGATTTAGAAGCATTAGTAGAGAATAATTACTACTGGTACATTAGTCACCGCGATAATTCAAACAATCACGGCAAATCTATTGTAAAACACGGAAAATTTATGCAAAAATCAATCAACAGTAATAACGAAACCGTTTATTACTTTGGAGATTTTGAAAATGGGTCATATAAAGAAATTCCAAATAAAGCATCGCATGTACTTGTTGATCCATTATGCAATAATGATAAAGACTTTCATCCTAGTTTGCCGATAGAATTAAATTAATTATATCCTAGTTACAATAATACTTATAACCCACTCAATGAGTGGGTTTT